TCAGCACCTTCTTTGGCTGCTTTACCAGTCTTTTCTACTGCTTCTTTGGCTTTTTTTCCTGCTCCCGCAAGGCCTGCACCTAACTTGTTAGCTGTATAGGTGTATTGTTGCGCCTGTTTTGCGCTTGAGGTTGCCAGCTCGCTCGCTGCCTGTTCCCAGCTTTTCGCACTCTTAAGCTGTTTTGCGCTGGTGGCCTGTTTTGCTAGCTGTAAGTATTTGTCTGCCAGCTCTGCCGTGTTGTTGCCGTATTCGTACATCGCGGATACGCTTGCAGCCTGTGCGCTCTGCTGGTTATAACGTTGGCTTCCAATGCTTGCAGATGCTCCCGATGGTGCGCTTGTTGCGCCGTTGGTTGCTGCTAGAATAGGATTGATGCCCGCTGCTATCATGTCCTTTACGGTATCCTGATAGGCTGTTCCGCGCATTTCCTTTTGAAATGCTCGTTCTGCTGCTGCTTCTGCGCTGTTGTACTTCTTTGCGCTTGCTTGGCTTCCAGCATTTGCGATGTTGCTCAGTAGTCCGCTCATCATTTGCAGTGCGTTTGCGGTGTTTACACTGCTCTGATTTCCGAACATTGTGACGCCTGTTGGCGTGCTAATTTGTGTTGCTCCGATTTGCTGCGGCCCTGTCACGCTGCCGGTTGTGGTCTCGCTGCCGGTTGTGGTCTCGCTGCCTGACCCTTGGCTGTTCTTGGCGCTGCTTTGGTTGCTGTTCGTTATGATGCCTGTTAACATGCTCAGCCCTTGCATGAGGTATGGCATAAAGCTTAATAACGTCTCCATTCAAAAATAGCCCCGCTTTTGCGGGGCTTCCTCCTTTCTTAGATTCTTTCGATGCCCGGGATGCTGTAGATAGGCATTTCGCGATACCAATCTTCTGTGAAGTAGAAGTCACACAAGAATTGGTGGCTTTTTGCGCTTGTTACTGCAATCGTTCGGTCAATGTTCTGTGTTCCTTCTTGGATCCACTCTGCCGAGAGACGCGGGAGCGCGTTATAATCGTCCGCATAGTGCCATGCGTCTAAGCTCGTTTGGTAGTTAGAACGCATTTCGCCGGTTACGTAAGAAGGCTTGTAGCGGTAATCCGCCCACGCCTCTTGGTAGCCGAAGATTTCGTTATCTTCTGTCGTGCCCTGTGCATAGATTTCACGGTTGTACACTGGCTGTTCGCCCAGTGCTGCTAGACGCGGGTCGTAGTAGGTGAACCGTCCGCCACGTGTCCACTTGGTTGCAAGCCCTTGCTGGTAGCTGTGCTCCACTCGTACCACCGCCAGACCGATGATAAAGCCGTATTCGGTTGCTGCGTAGTCCACCATTTGCTTGCTGCACGTGGTCAGACTGTATGCTGCGGTATTGCCCAGTGCCTGCCCGGTTTGCGTGTCCGTCTGGCTCGTCTGCACAACTTGATTTACATTGATTGCAATGCGCTGTCCGCCGATGTATTCAGGAATCTGCAGACGGCTGTCCGGACTTGTCACGCCCCACGTGCCGGAAAGGAACTCGCGATAGCGCGTGCCGTTTCGTGCATCTGCTTCAAAGATGTGCTGCAGTGCAATGCTCATGCGTAAATCCTGAATGCTGATTGCGTTGACCCCGCTCAGGTCTGCGAACAAATAACCTCCTGCGCCGATTGTGTTGCCCATTGTTCCCGTGAATTGCATTATTTTATTGTTTGGGCTTCCTGCGTATGCCAACGATCCCGTTTTATTTGCGGCTCCTCCTGTTGCGCTTAAAACCATTTCCGGACCGTTGCCCGTTTCCAGGCTTGGAACCGTTGTGCCATCGCTTTTTCCCAGTTTAAGTGGTGCATTACCTGTTAGGTTGATTTCCACAGGTTCAGATTTCATCGGACTTGGCAAACAGGATGTGAAGTAGTCGTGGAATTTTCCTGCCTTGGCTGGCTTCCTGCTGTATAGTGCCGCTTCGTTTGTGGATGTGGTTTGTGCTGGCTCATTTACTGCCTGGGTTTTGATTGTGTCCGGGTTTGTGTGTCCGTCGCCGTTATCCGTTTTTTTATAGCCTAACATCAACGGTGCTTCGATGTTTTCATCTCGGAACCACTCGTTGTAAATCATTGCGTATGCTCTTGCCGGAAGTGCGTTGACTTCGATTTTGTTCTTGATTCCGGTCGGCAGTCCAAAGTAGTCTCCGAGGCTGCCATTACTCAGACCGCTGGTGCCGCCGATTGTGCAAGTCGGCGTGCTGTATTCGGTTTTTTCTGCCCAGTAGTTTGTATCGTTTTCGCCGAACATATTTTCCCAGTGTTCCCAGAGCAGACGACAGGGAACAAAGAAGAAATATGTGTCCATATAGCAGTTATCCATGACAGGATAGATAGGCGTACTCATACGGATAAGACCGTTAAGATGTACCTTTGCGGTATCGCCCGGAAGTACCTCATCACAGTAGATGGGCACTAGGTCACCTTCGTTGATGGTTGTCAGAAGCTGGTGGCTTCTGTCAAATTTGCTTCGCGGTCGTTCCATCCGCGGTACTTGCGCGAAATGGTTTTCACTGTTTCGGTTCGTTTTCCTTCACCTCTTCTTTGTTTTTTTCCTCTGCCGGCTTCGGCTGTTCGGTCTGCTGCATCTGTTTCAGCTGTTCCATTGTTTCGGCTGCTGCTTCGGCCTTTTCGTGCATCGTCATGATATCCTTCGGCAGATTTTCAAGGTCAGTTCCTTCGGTGTATACCATGCTCTTTGCCTTGATGCTGGCGTCTCCCGCTTCCAGCCGTGCGATTGCGCTTGCAAGGTCGTAGCCCTCGCCGGCTCGCTGGATTTTTTCGTATGTGTCTTCATCCGGCTGCTGGATGTAGTCGGTAGTGCCGTTTGGCCGCTTAACCGCTTTCCATGTTGGCGCGGTCTTGTTGCCCGGATTGTTTGCTACTCTTTCAGTTGGCATGCCGTAGTAGCGCACCATTACGTCAGGACTTAACATCAAATTTCTCCTTGAGGTCTGTCAGGCTGCACAGCTGTTTCGGGTCTGCGCCGTACATTTCGCCCGTTTCGGTGTCGAATTCGCCCAGTTCAACTAGGCTGATGTCTTCGATTTCGTTTACCTTGCTTTCGTTGGCTTTCCATCGTGCCGTTCGGATTGCCTGTGCTCTGTTGAGCTGTAAGAACGGATTGCTGTATCCGTTGGTTACGCTGTCTTTGAAACAATAGAACGTCATTTTCATGTTTTTTCTCCTTTACTCTTTGTCTTTGTTTGCATCCTTCAGTGCGTGGTAAATTTCGTCAAGTTTTTCGAGGATGTTCATCATCAGCGCAATTGCCTCCTTGACGTCCTTGACCTTGATTAGTGCCATTAATTCGCCTCCTTTTTTTGGTTTGTGTCGCTTACAGCCGGATGCCGCCTCGCGATACCTTCGGCCTTACGTTGATGTTTTTTACCCGCTTTGCAGTCTGGGTAAATCGTTTCTGGTCGCCTTGACCCGCTCCGCTTCTGTGTGCCATTAGTTTACTCCTTTATGTGTTTTCTGTTTCGCTTACAATTTGCTTTTTTGGTCTGGTCTCGTACATTCCATGATTTCATTGTTAATCCTTCTTTCCAGATTATGGCGTCATTTGATTATCACTTGATTCTGATACGTTCCATTGTTACACCCCCTTTCTGTATTTTTTCCCGGTTCGCACATCAAAGTGCACCCAAGTGTTGTATACGATAATGCCGCATTCATCCGGGACGATTTCATTCAGTTTGTTGGCAAGCTCTTTTGCGCTTATACCATTGACCCGGATATCTGCCGCCATACCGCGCATATGATAGCTGTATTTTGCCCCACCGCATTTTTTGTTCCATTCTGGTGTTCTGTATCCGCTGGTGATGATTACCGGTTTTCCTAGTTTATTTCTGAGGATGTCTAGAACGGTATATAAGTGGTCGTCTATGAATACTACTTGACTGCCGTCTTTGCATGCAAATTCTTTTACTTTGAAGTGTCTTGTAAGTTGTATGTTTCCGTCTGTGTCCATGATATAGCATTTAAGCATCTTTGTCAATCCTCTCTTTCTGTGAAGCATGCTCCTACTTTGCGGACTTGGTATAAAGAGTAAATTCCCGGATTTGCTTCTGCGTATTCTTTGAACGCTTTCTTTGCCGCTTTTGGTTCTGCTGTGACCATTCGGATGGTGGTCACTTTTCCGTTTTTTTCTAGCTTTCGGATTTCATATACGTGCGTCATGGTTTTCGCCTTCCTTTCTGTAATTATATTTTATCATTTTTTTTAAAAAAAGTCAAGTTTTTTTTGAAATTTTAATTGATATATTAGTAACTCGGTTTTGCTCCTTTGTTTTGAATGGCGCTTTAGCGCCTTGCCGTGTGGAGCGTATGCGGAACTCGGCTAATCCATTCATTGTTAGCGCTGTGCGCGTCATGCTTTCGGTTCTCGCCACTTTTGCTTTAGCTTGTCTTTTTCTTTCTGAATGTTAAGGTAAGTTTCGTAATCCACGCTCGTGTTCTGTTCGAGATTGACCAAACTTTGTATTGCACTGCGTCTGCGTCTGGCTCTAACCTCTCTCAGCTCGTCAGAATGTGCCTTAAAATAGCTTTCAGTGTCTTGGCTGGTATCCTTATCAAGTATCTTATCAAAATAGCGTGGAGGCCTTTTCTCGCGTCCTCCTGCGCATATGATGCTATCTGTCTTCAAGATTTCATCTTTGTGTTCGTTCAGATACTTTTCGCCGATGCCTTTCGACATGATTCGGAACTCTGGTTCTCTGCCTTCCATCCAGTATTTTGCCGCTTGCTCTGCACCTATGGCTTTTTTGTTGACGTATTGTGCCACGTACGCAAAGCTCCCCGGTTGTGCTGGTGAAAAGTCTATCATGCCTTTGCCCCAGATTTTTTGTAACCACTCGCTTTTGAAATAGCTGTTGCCCTTTTGGTTTTTATACCATTGTGCATCCGGTGGTTTCAGTCCAAATACTATTGCGTGATAGTGTGGTCTTTTTGTTCTGTCACCATATTCAGCTGCTAGAAAGTATTTTATTGGCTTTTTGTATGCTTTTCGTAGCCGCTTTATAAATAGCTGCACGTCTCGCTTGCTTACTGTCTGACTCTGAATGCTTCTGTAACCTTTGATGATTTCACCATAAGGTATGTGCTCATCATCATAAGTTAGTGTTAGAAAAATCACATCGTCCCATTCTTTGGCTTCCAGTTCTATTCTGGTTGCCCATTGGTCAGCCATCTGTTTCCGACAGTATTCACACTTACCGCATGGTAACAATGCGAATTTTCCTTTTTTGATTCCGTCCATGATGTCCGCTTGAAGTCCTTGCTTTGATAGGTTTTCCAGACTTCCCCATAGCCGTGGCTTTTTCGTGTCCATCTGAAATACTAATGGTTTTGTACATGGCATTTTTGTTACCGGCACAAGCTTCCTTGTCTATCTTGTGCCGGTTGACACCTCGCTTTCTTTATATATTAACTTGTTGTAGTAGTAGTAGTAGTAGTGTTGAAAGTGTTGAAAACTCGTTTTTTTAACGTTTCTACGTTTATTTATTGCCTTTTTGACTGTTGAAAGTTTTGTTGAAAACTTGTTGAATTGTTGAATGTTCGTCATAATGACGAATTTCTTTGTGCAACTTGTTGTTGAAAACCTGTTGAAAGTGTTGAAAACTCAAGTTTTCCACATTCTCTATTTTTTGGATTATTGTTACCAAAAAGGGGGGATGTTTTGTCATCCCCCCCTTCCTTTCTTAGTCTCCTGTGTATGGTTTTCCAGATTTGAATCCATCTATTAGTTTGCTTCTTCTTGCTGTCCTGTTGATAATATCTTCGGTTATTTTTTCAGCACCTTCTTTGGCTGCTTTACCAGTCTTTTCTACTGCTTCTTTGGCTTTTT